TCTAATTCATTGATCAAATCAACTTCAATACCTGCGTGATCTCCTGGAGGATGAACAGCCCATGCTGCTGGATTTTCAGCATTACCAGAGTATCCAATCAAATGACCAGCACTATATTGTGACGCATTGGCTTGTGCAACACGGGCTACAATATTTACACCCCAAACAGAGCGTGCTGTCTGTGTCGAGGTTAATGCTGCACCAGAGTTGGCTAAAAAACTAGCTCCAGTCAAACATTGTGTTGAAGTGCTTCCTGCGTTTTTAGCATAATCAGTGGTTGTGATACCAGTGATGGCACCTGGGGAATTCATTTCCGCAGAACCCACTCCCATTATAAAATTTGCCCCCGACGTATAGTAAGGATTAAACGGAGTAAAAGGAAGAGTTCCTGTGTAAGAAACTAATGACCCATTATTTGTATACACATTAACAGAAGCACCTTGGTTTGTATTACTTGTCAAAGAAGTAATGGCTGCACCAGAAGTACCATTAGTTACTTGGAACATACTGGTAGGTGCTGTTAAACCAGACCCAACACCAATATACCCAGAGGTATCTATGTTCATTCTAGTAGTACCGCCTACCAAGAACACCATTGGTTTTGTAGTAGCACTACCACGAGCACCAGACTGCAAGGACACATAACTACCATCAGACTGGAACAAACCATATACACTGTTTGTAGCAGCACTATCACTTTCCACTTGGAAGCCAGATGTACTGGAACTTCCTTTAGGAATAGCTGTTACAAGGGTTTGATTGTTACTTGTAGTAGTTTGGAAAATTGTTCTATTTGCTACAGTGGCATTAGAAAAATCACCAAGAATACGTTTTGCTGATCCTGTTAACGACAAATCTCCAGGTGTGGTAACAGATGTTGGATAGACATCTCCCAATGCTAATGTTAAACTACCAGTAGTAGTAATAGGTCCACCAGACACAGTGATACCAGCACCAGATGTTCCAGCAGTGTTACCCGCAGCATTAACTGATGTGACTGTTCCACCTCCAGCAGGTGTAGCCCAAGTTGGTGCACCTGTTGCTACTGTAAGCACTTGTCCAGATGTACCTACAGGAAGTTTACTTAATGTATTGGTTGCACTAGCGTATAAAATATCACCAACAGCATAAGTAGATTGAGATGTTCCACCATTAGTGGCCCCAACAACACCGGTTACATTTGCTGCTGTGCCTGTAGTGTTTTGGTTTAATGTTGGAATATCAGCTGCCACTAATGCTCTAAAAGTTGGAACTCCAGAAGCACCATTAGGACCAGCCAACACAGTGTTTGCAGTTTGACTTGCAAAGTTAGAAGCAGCTACTGCCAATGTACCGGTAATACCAATAGTTCCTGTGGTGGTGATTGTTCCACCAGAAAGAGAAAGACCACTTACAGGAGTTGTACTAGCTACAACTGATGTAACCGTACCAGTACCAGATACTGTTGTCCAGGAAGTATCAGTGCCGTTGGTTGTTAACACCTTGCCACTATTGGTTGCCTGGCTTGGTAAAATGGTATTCAGCAACGCATTGTTGCTTGCTACATTAACCCCAGTACCACCATTGGCTAAAGGCAGAATACCTGTAACACCAGTAGTTAATGGAAGCCCTGTTGCATTTGTTAACACAGCACTAGAGGGAGTACCAAGGTTTGGTGTGACCAATGTTGGACTGGTATCCATAACAAACTTACTACCAGTACCAGTTTGGGAAGCAACAGAAGTAGCATTTCCTACTGAAGTAATGGGACCAGTAAGATTGGCATTGGTTGTAACCGTCGCAGCATTTCCACCATTAGCTGGACGAGAGTTGGTCAAACGAGTGTCTGTGCCATACACCACTTCGGTAGAAGAAGCATCTCCTGTTGCTGGAATGTTTTTAGCTGCTGCTGTACCTAATGTTGGCAAACTGGTTAGGTTTGCATAGGGAATGGCAATATTAGCCGTACCATCAAAAGATACACCAGCAATAGTACGAGCTGTTTGTAATGCTGTAGCAGTGCCGGCATTACCTGTGATAGTTGTTTGATCTCCTGTGTTTGTACCAGAAAGGTTTGATCCAGTGACACTACCTGTAGCTGCAACTGATGTTGGAGTAATTGCACCCAAACTAAGGGTGATTGCTGGAGTTGTTGTGGCGGTAGCCACCGTACCACTAACACCATTTGCTGAAGTGACTGAAACAGAAGTAACAGTACCTGTTCCTGAAACTGTAGCCCAAGAAGTGTTTGTTCCATTAGTGGTAAGAACCTTACCGCTATTTGCTGTTTGTGATGGCAACAGGTTGTTTAAAGCAGCATTGGCAGTAGTAGCTGCCGTACCACCATTTGCAATTGCCACCGTGCCTGTTACGTTAGCAGCAGTTCCCGTGGTATTTTGATTGAGTGTTGGAACATCTGCTGCAACAAGTGCACGAAATGTGGGAGCACCCGAAACACCATCAGGAGAAGCATAAACTTTGTTTGCTGTTTGAGAAGCAAGCAAAGGAGAGTATTGTGTGTTTGTTGCATTATCACCAGTATTTGTACCAGTGATTGCATCTAGTTTAGTTTTATCCGCAGCAGACATACTACCAGCAGCTGCGCCTGTAGCAGCAGAAATACTGATAACTGGTGTGCTACCTCCAGAGGATACAATGGGAGCAGTGCCAGATACTCCTGTGACACTAGTTACCCAACTATGTGTAGTACCATCTGTACCCAACACTTTTCCAGCTTGTCCTACTTGTGTTGGAAATAGTTGATTTAGCAAATCAGCATTAGAGACGGCTACTTTACCAGTACCCCCATTACTTTGTGGAACAGCTTCACCTGTTTTATAGGAAACCGTAAGAGTACCGTTTGCTGTGAGAGGGCTTCCAGATACTTGAAATCCAGTTGGAACAGCAAGACCAACTGAAGAAATACCCCCACCGCCACCAGAAATGGCAATATCACCCGTGCCCAAAACAGACACACCATTGATGGTTTTAATGTTTGTACCAGAAACTAAAGTGGCTTGTTTTGTGTTAACTAAAGATACCGAAGCATAATCAGTGTCTGCAATAGCTTGTGCAAAACCAGTACCATTCCCTTTAACCATACCATTGATGGTTGTGCCTAATGTAATATTAGGGGTAGTGGTTGCTGTTGCAACTACACCAGTGATACCATTAGCATTGGTAAAAGACACTTGAGAAACACCACCAGTGCCTGTGGGAGTAGTCCATTGTGGAGACAACCCAACCCCCATAGAAGTGAGCACTTTACCAGCAGTACCCGCACTAGCACCAAGAGACGTTAAAACATCAGCTCCAGTTAAAGTAACGTTTCCAAAAAGAGGGGTGGAGGTACCTTCCATTTTAACAGAGGACACACCACCAAGAGAACCCCCATACACAACAGCATTGACGTCATTAAGCCATGCCGATGTAATAACGGACCCAGGTGAAAAAATAGTTGAATTGCTCATTAATAGCGTCCTACAGTGGCACAATCAGCAAAAGCTATATCAGCTCTTGATTGTATTGAAGTGATGGTACAAAAACGTGGTATAGTGTCAGATGTTGGAAAGGGTACACCAGCCCTCATACAACCAGCTACAGCATAACTAGCCATACCGGAACTACCCTCTGTGGTACAAGAACGTATAAAATGTTCTTCTGCTGGAAAAGGGCGTGCCCATTCAACAGCAATTTTTTCTTTTGATACACGTAAAAAATCAGAGGGATGGCGTTGTTCAAAATCATCTGAACAAACCATCAACCCATCCCAACGTTTTTGTAACTCAGATGCTTTAAAACGTCGCCCACAGCTGTCACACAGGGCGTTCCAGTTGCCTAAAATTAAACTGTTTTGTGTCATTAGTAAACTCCTACTGTATCCCCTGCTGGCGGTGTAGTGGCAAAAGGAATGGCCGTTATTTTGATATCTGACATTGGTAAATCCTTAATTAATCCAACGGTGTAATGAGTCTCTAAAATTCACCACGATCACTGGACTTACATATTAGTTACGTTCGTACTCGGATAACTTCTAGTAGTTCCGGGCCAAATAATTCTAACGGCCCCGTTATAGGAATCACCTGTAAATGGGGAAACGGTGTAATTTGCACCATCTCCTTTACCATAAGGTCCTGTACTACCTGTACCCATAAGACCAATGCCTGTATTACCACCATCAGCCCCGTTAGCGGAATAACCACCAACAGATCCACCTAACACAGTCGATACTGTTCCATATGTTCCAGCGCCCCCAGAAGATTTTTGTGTAGCTGTACCAGTCGGCACTCCACCGGCTCCACCGGCCCCGTTAACCGCACCACCACCCCCGGTAGCTATTATACCTATGAATGTTGTGTTTCCCCCAGGGTCTGCAGAAGTACCATTCCACACACCTGCGGCTCCAACAACAACGGTATAACTATTCCCAGGAATCACTGTGTAGTTATTTTGATAAGCTAAACCACCACCGCCACCACCCCAGTTATTATTAGTATTTACTCTAAATTCTCCACCACCACCGCCAATTAATACAGTGCTAATAGAAGTTACTCCGGCCGGTGCTGTCCAAGAATATGTACCGGGCGTTATATATTCAATCTGACCCGTAACCACTGCTGTGGTATTGACTGCAACAGTTTGTGCAGCAGCCTGAGCAGCCCCCGCAGCAGATACAGCTACAAAGTAATAAGTGTAGTTTGTGCTTGCTGTAAGCCCAGTGATGTTCACCACAGCAGGTGTCGCGGCAGTCATCACGAATGGCGTACCTGTCGATATTAAAGTGGTTACAGATGGGGCACCAGATGCCGCCAACTGGATAATGTAATAACCTGTGGAGGTTATATCCACAGTCTGAGTTATAGATACAGTAGTAGACCCTGGACCAGTAGATATGGATGGTCCAGCAGTGGTTATGGGAGCTACTCCACCACTGGCAGGATAGGTTCGAGTGAGTGCTAGTGATAGAGAAGATAGTTGCATATTAGTAAAGAGCCAGAATGTTGGTTGCAGTGGTACCAGTGGCTAGCACTTTGGTAACTTGAATTGGGAGAATGCTACCAGCAGCAGCATTATAAAAAATAACAGACGAGGGATTTTCACCACCCGCCATCAGCACGGCTACGTTACCTGCACCACCAATATACAAACTGCGCGTGCATGGGAGGAGAGTAGAGTCGGACGTTGTGACTACAAAAGCTTCGTGAGCAGGAGCAGTAGCATTTGCTGTACGATAAGCACCGTTCATTGGAATTCCTTAATGAAAAAAAAGGGAGGACTAGCCTCCCCCGGTTAACGGACGTACACTACTTTGATGTACCAAGGACCACCCGTTGTTGAGGCAACCCCAGTTTCAGCGTAAATAGCGTTAATTTTAATATCACCATTCAATGGCATTGGTTGCAAATTAGGCAAACCAGGCATTTGAACAAGTTGAGTTGTCGTACCGCTACCCTTAACATCCAAGGCAGTAGCAGTATTCATTGTACCGCTGTTGTTTGCCATAGAGAGAGTGACAGTTGCTGTCGTAGCAGCATCAGATGCAGTGTTACCAAGTTTTGTAAACTCAATAATAGAAGCATCAGCAGGGAGTACACATTTCAACGTAGAGGTGGTGTCCGTGCGTGCAACAGCAAACACTTTAGTGACAACATCTTTAGACGTAGGAATGAGTGGCGTAGGACCAGTAGAACTGATCGGTGTAATGTCAATGGCTTGAAGACCCATATAATTCCTTTATAAAAGGAGCTTCCGTATTCGATGTACGGAACCCCCTTTTTAGTTAATTAGGCGCCAGCAGAGCCGTAAAGCCCTCTCGGATCGGTCCAACCGAAGCTGTAACGAGCCGTAGCTTTGAACTTAGCGTTCTCCGTATCCCAATCGTTATCCATATCAAACTGATCGCCACGACGCTCAAAATATTTCATACCATGAGGAACGTTGGTGCGAACAAACCAAGCATCCGTATCAGTCAAGAAATGGTTAACCGTAACCTTGGGAATAGCACCCATAGACTTCAACGCATTTACGTCGTTGTTGTCCGTACCAGGACGACCATCCGTACCCAAAATACGCTTTGCTTCATAAATCAGCTGACGTGGGATGATGAGTTGTTCAGGACGAACAGCAATCAGCAAACCAGCATCATTAGTGAAACCAGCAATATCAATGGCAGCTTGTTCCAAAGCAGCTTCTGACAAGTCAGATGCAGTTGCAATTTGGTTAGACCACGTACCACCCTTGATGTTAGCATGGCTGGAGCTAATCAAAGCAGAACCATCACCACCAACATAAGAAGAGTTGAATGCACGGTTGTAAACGTTAGCACCAATAACTTCCTTGGTTTGACGCATAGAGAAAGCCAAGCCTTCTGCTTTACGTTGACCAACGACGTCATACTGGTCGTCTTCCATCATTTCACGAGTGATGATGAAACCGAGAGCATACACAGCGTGTTGGAAGCGAGTAATGAAAGCCTGACGTTCGCTATCATAGGAGATAGGACTACCTTCAGATTTCAATACTGCAAGACCAAACGAAGACACACCAACATCTTCTTCAAACGCCTTGCTAGACGTATATTTGTCAAAGAGTTGATCGTATTCCGTTGCATACTCTGCATACGCCTTACCATACCAGGCGTTAACACCAGGCCATAGGGCCTTGGCAAATGAACCACTGTTAATAACAGACATGTTTTTATTCCTTTAAAAGATTAATAGCCAGTTGCGCCAGTACCAGTGCCATTGACAACTTGGTTGAGCTTAACATAATAGCTAAAATATACATCGCCAGGAATGTTATCCGGACGTGCTGGGAAACCCACAATCTTCAAAGGAAGCGTGGCCGTAGTAGCCAAGCCAGCACTGTCCAATTGCATACCAGAACTACCAGAGGTCGTAGAACCTGCTGTAGTCGTGAATTGTCCGTTTTGACCGACGTTAGCCGTAATAGTTGCTGCTGCAACAGACGTACCTGCATACTGTACTTCATACACCAGATTGGGATCATCTGCTACAAGCAGGTAACGATCCGTCGATGCACGACGATAGATGGGCGTATTGAGATCATTAACAGGAGGAGTGTTAACAGTATCGCCCACACCAGTGAACAAGATACCGACAACAATCCCAACTGCAACATCAGTAGCCGCAGATACACGAGTTACCGTAGGAACACCGGTGGCTGCACGAGCATCACCGAGAAGTTTAACGGCGTCACCCACCATAATGACCGAAGAGTCAGAGGCAGGAACAAAATAAAGATTAGCGGAGCCGTTATAAGGGGCTCCCGTAATTGATTTGACAGGACGAAAACCTGCCGCACGAGACACACTTGCCATTAGCAATTCTCCATAAAAATGTAGATTTTCCTAATGACACTCTTGGTTTAATCCCGAGTGATTTCGAGCTTACCATAAGTACCATCAAGAGCTTTTTCTTTGGTGGCACGTTCCATCTCATTAACCTGTCGTTGCTTACGCAATTGATCTTCCTCATACCATTCCTTGCGGATGCGTACAACAAAACCCTTTTGACCTTGGCCTAATGAGACTTGACTAACCGAGCCTTCCGGCGTTGCCGAATTAACTCGTTTATCGCCCACCCTCACAGAGTCTTTTTCAACTAGCTCATAGCCAGCATCCATAAACTCCTGCACTCGATCTCCCGAGTCATTGATAATTCTATACGTGTAGCTGGGGTCTTTACCTGCTACGGTGAGAACATTTCGTGTACCTACAGGAACACGCTGCGTACGGCCACTGGGCACTTTCGCAATAGCTTCTTTAACGTTACTCATACTTTAAGCTCCATTTTTAATACGCTTGAGTTCATCTTTGTATTGCTTTTCAGTCATTACACCTTGACGAACAAAACGTTGCATCACTCGACGCTCTTCATCGCTAAGAGATATGTCAGCATCACTTACACGACCTTTGTTTGAACTACCCTCTACAGCACCAGGTTTGTCCTTATTAGGATTCCTAAACTTGTGCGGGAATTCTTGTTTAACTTGTTTTTCAACCTCAGCCAATACAGCTTCAGGTTTCAATCCTTTGTATGCTAGCGAACGGCCTAGCGCATCTGCATAGGCTTTCATGGGTTCGTCATTAGAATACCATTTATTCTTGTCTACCCAGGAAGAAAATACAGGATCAATTTCAGCCTCTTTAGGCTGCTCAATTTGTTTCAATTGTGCTTGCTCTTCACGAACAAGGTCAATTTGATCATCGAGTTTGATTACCTTAGCAGCATCGCCATCTTCAAGAGCAGCAATTTTCTGTTCTTTGAGTGCAGCCAATGCTCGTGCATACTCAGTTTCACGGGTCTTTGCATGATGACCCTTCAAATCGTCTAGAGCACGTTTAAACTCTTTAATAGTACGATTTTGATCTTCAATTTTTTTGAAGAGTTCCCCACGATCAAGGAATTCTTTAGCAGGTCGCCACTGATCGGGATCGCCATCCCATTCATCTTGCGGAACCCAACCTTGTTCAAGTGCCTTTTCCTCGGCAGGAGTAAATTTTACTTCCGGTGCGGGAGTTTCTTGGGGTGTTTCTTGTTTAATTTCGTCAGCCATCTAGGGCTCCTTATTCTTGATGAAAGATACAGACAATATCTTCATCGTTAAGTGCAACAAACTCTTCGTCTGTAAAGGGATCGGTTACAATTTTACCCGCAAAGCGAGCATATGCAACATAATCCCCAATACTTAGGGGACAAACTGTGTGAAAATCGTTAAAAGCTGTTGAGCCAATGGCTACAACCTTGCCTTTATCTACACTAGCCTGAGCACGCTTACGGTCCTCATGCTCTGGAATGACAATACCAATGCTTTTTGCTTTAACATATGTGGCATCTGTCTCTTCCAATTTGTCAGCTTTGACAAGAATACGATGTAAAACTGGAACAATCATTCATCACCTCCTGGAACATCAAAATCTACTTCAAGCATGTCTTTGTAAGCTTTAATTGCGCCCACAAATTCACGATCTTGTAGAGGATCAAGGCCAGCAGAAGTACCTAAGACTTCATAAAGGTTTTGAATTCGAGCACTCAGCTCGTTGAAAACCACCTGTGTCACAGGATGTCGTTTCCAATCTGTAAAATCATTTTTAATCACTTAGTTTTAACCCCTTTAGGTTGTTGTTTAACTTGTTGTTTGTGCATTTGCTCGTTGTGTTGCATCTTTTGCTGATGTTCAGCATGTGTATGCATAAGCTTTTGTACAAAATCAGCGGTTTCTTGTGCTGAGAAAATCTTTTGTTTGTGATTGGCTTCTGCCATCTTGACATTTGCCATATCAGCAGCAGCTTGCATATTCAACGCATGTTCTTGAGCTTTCATTGCTAGCTGCACTTCTGCGCTATGTTGATCAAGGGCTTGTTTATGTTGCTGTGCTTGGGCTTGCATACCCATTTTCTGCTGTTCCATTTGACCCTTCATCTGCATTTCTAGCATTTTAGGATCGGGTGGAGGAGGAGGCATTTGACCCGTTTCTTGTACTGACTTGACTAGCAATTCAGGCCAATTGGGTTGTTCTTGTGCATCCAAAATACGTTGTACCACCTTAACAGGATCGAGGATACCTGTAGGTAGGAGTTCCATTAACCCCTGTGCTTTAAGCAATTTCTCTGTTTGAGAGACAGCAGTGGGGTCGGCATTAGGAACAATTTTGTGGGTAGACATGTCAAAGTCGTCAGGACCAACAGTCATACCTGTAATTTGTTCTTCTGTTTGAGGGTCAAGATAGAGATTATTAAGCCGTGCAATCTTGATAAATTCCTCTGTTAACGAACGATAGAGACGTTTGTAAACAGCAGTGAACACTTTCATACCCTGCTCAATTGTCGCCATGGTGGTAGTAGCCGGTGTATTCTGCCCAGGCATTTTACCAACAAAAATTTCAGCTACTGAGGCTAGTTCCTTACCAGAGGTAATGAGGCTTCCCATGAGTTGAAACAAGACATTTGAAGGTTCTTTTGTAGGAAGGGGTACGATTTGTTTCTTAAGGTCATCTCCAGTGGAGTTAACAGCTTTCCATTCACCAGGACGGAATGTTGTATCACCCATGCGAATACGCAAACCCTTACCCAAGAAGCCAGCTTGGAGTGTTGCAAGGTGCCCTGCATCCAACAGCTGATTAATGAGAGTGTTAACAGAATGATTGAGAGGTCCAAGTAGAACGCCGAATCCAATATCATAAAAGCCTCCATCCGGATTGGGAACAAACCCAAACTTTGTATAATACTGGATCGGGTCAATCTTTTGTATTTTTCCCTTAGCATTCATCTTAATTGATTGCTCATCGAAACGTGCTGTAACACGCAACACCTTTTTTGTTTCTTTGTGGAAAGTAACAATGTAGGGTTCTTTGTAGCCATCATCGTCCAAGTCAAGGAACGTATGCTGCTCAATGATGATGTAAGGGGTGGTGCTGTCTTGCAACGGCACCTTGTTATCAATGTTACCTAAGACTTGTGGTTGAGGTGCGTCACCAAGGTCAATATCCAGCCATAAACCACTTTGCATCCGCTCTTTAACTTTTCGAGGAGACATTTCAATAATTTCAGAAATGCGTTCAGCGTCTTTGAGAGAACGGGTCCAATAGTTAACCACCAGGTTTTTAGGCAAGACCACATGTGAGCAATTGCATTCATTTAAAGGGTCCCAGTAGGTTTTTTTAAACACAGTGCCTACAATAGGCAGCATGATAAGGAGTTTGTCCATCTCTTCTTCCCAAGAGTCCATCTCTTCGAGAAGTTGATAAGACATGTACAATGAAACGGCTTCAGCCACTTTACTTTTACTACCATCTGGGTCTTTACCAATTGGCTTGGCATTAACAATTTTACCAGAGGAAGGGATGAGTGAGGGATAAGCTCGTGCTGCAAACTGCATAGAAGCAGTGGACAGCAATGGGTATTTAATATTGGAAGCTTTGGGCCAAGGATAGGTTTTAGGTTCTACCGTTTGTTTAGCAAGTTTGGTCCACTCATCAATAGCAGTTTCCCATTCCTTACGTGATTGGTAGTCAAGGTCAAACCCCTTGTATGCTTCCATGCCAATACCAGTAAGCGTTTCTTCGTCGAGTTTTTCAGCGATATTTACTGATTCCAGCATTGACGCTAGAGGTTGTGTGTCTTCCATGTGTCTTTCCTAGTAGCCCGTTAGCTCAGAACGGCCTTGATTGTTGAGATCAGAGTTTTCTAACTCCTCCATATATTCTTCCAACTCCGCTTCTTTTTGGGTGGGTGCCTCAATAAGCATATCAAGCATAAGCCCCAAATAAGCAAAGGAATCCACTTGGTCGTCATGTTTACCCCGAGGAAATTGTAAGCATTCATTTTCAAAGATGGGATACCAATCCGCCTCTTTGTCAAACTTCACGCCATGTGCACGAAGCCGTGCTTGAATACTTCTTGCTCGGGTAACTTTGTCTTTACCACCGTGTTTTAAAGGAAGCAAGGAAATGTAAATGTTATTTTTAATCATCTCTTCACGCAAGAATGGGCCAATGGCCTTAGAGATTTGCATGTCCTCTACACCCATAGCAACAGGGTCGTAAAGCTTTTGGAGAGCCAGGAAAGTGTCAACCAATTCCTTACCATCCAATCGATCTCTGATGATGTTCTTTACGTGAATACGTTTGTCTTCATCTACACCAGCAATGACAAAAACAGAATAGTCTGCTTTTTCATTTTCAGCAATAGCCAAGTCGGCTGTGATGTAGTAGTTGAGTTTCATCTTTCGTTCATCAGGAGTGATGGATAAAAAATCTCCTTTACGAAAGAAACTCACTGCTTCGTCAATAGGTTCGTTGAGATATTCTCGGCTGTATGTGTCGGTCATACCGTTACGCACAGCTTCTGCATACAGCATTTTAAACTCTTCTTTGCTCTTTTTAGAAGGCCACAAGAGTTGTGAAAAATCACTGTTATGTGCTTTGTACTTTACAGCCTTCCACATGGTTTTCTTTGGAGTCCATTGTTTCAGCTCTTCAAGCACTGTAGCTTTGTCAGAAGGGTTGGGCATAAAACGCTCTAGGAGGCTGTCAGAGTGTAGGATGGTACCTACCATGCGGACAATGCCATTATCGCTTCTACAGGGCAGCAGAGCCCCGTTAAACCATGCTCTCATCTTCTCACGACGTTCTTTGTTCAAAACCAACTCGTCGTTCTCAAAGTCATCACATAAAATGATGTCGGGACGGGACCCATTCCATAAAAGTCCACGGAGCTTCTGTTCCGCTCCCTTGGCGATTATGCGGAATCGATGTCCGTCCGTACACTCAACTATAACGTCAGTTTCTGAATCTTTCAAAAACTTAACTAATCCTTTTTCATCTTTTTTCAAATCAAAGAAAGCAGCAATGTCAGGATTGTCTTGCAATTCTTGTTTGAATGTTCCTAAGAACAAAGATGCTTGTGCCTCGGTGTCAGACACCAACAGCATAAATTTACGTTCCCTAAACAGCAATGTTGCTAAACCGTAGCCTAGCGTAACAGCTGTACTTTTTGCATGTCCACGAGGTGCTGCTATCGCTACAAACTTTTCTTTACTGCAACAAAGTTCCCAGCATTCTTTGTGAAATGGTGGACTTTCTGCTGCTCCATCAAACCTGGAAAACAAAACAGTTTTAACAAACCCTTCAATGACGTCGGGGGTTAATATTGTTTTTTTCATTTAGCACTGTTTAACACATTAGACAAAATAGAAGGAGGAGAAACTGTGTAATATTGTTTGTTCAACACTTTAGCCAGCTGTTCTTCAATCCAAGAAATGTCCATATCCCTTGGCTCACGATGACCATCAATGAACCCACGAAGCCAATAACAAAAATCTTGTGGGGTCATTTGCCTTTCCTTTCTTTAACAGAAAGCTGACTTTTTAAACTTCCATTTGCATTTCGTGCAAAACTTCTGTTGGCAGATTTTGTAGTGGCTCGGGCATTGGCCAGCGTGTTGGCCCCCCCTTTAGATAGGGGTTTAATGTGGTCGAGGTCTTTACCATCTCCCTTGTGGGTGATGCCGGCTGCATTGGCTTGTCGTCGCAAAGTTGTTCGTTCACTGCGGTTTTTAATTTGTTCTGGTTTTGAGTTGTACAGCGCGTTCTCTTTTTTGTAGTCGCGCTTCCCGTTGGTCATGTATGGCATTTTATTCCTTAGGTGTGACGTCAACTACTTCGACATCAACAGTTGTTTTCTTAGCATTCACCTTTTCAACAAACATCTTAGCAAGACGTTCCATACGTTGTTCATCTGTTTGCTCTTGTTCTTTTGGTGCTGTTGTCTTTTCCAACAAAGCACTTTTATCCATTAAATCGACAGCAACTTTATGTGCATCCCTCATGTTCACTTGTTTTCTAATCATCTGTTGACTTTTGTGATCGTAAATAACATCACCATTCAACAAACGATCTTCAACAGCAGCAAGAGCTTTGTCTTGTATTTTTTGTAAACGTGCTGTTAGTTGCACACGCTCAGCATTCTTGATGTCTTCGACAGCTTGTTGCCACCAATCGGAAGCTTTCCACACGCGCAGCGTTATTTCAGGAATTCCCAGAATACGACTTGACAAAGCTAAATTACCCAACAGCAAATAGCTTTGGACAGCTTCAATTTTTTGTGTGTCTGACCAAGAATGTGATTTTTTAGCAACACCTCGCCGTTTAGGCGTGCGTTGTTTTCCAACAGGATGATCTGAAAGTGCCATAAATGTTCTAACAAAGAGTTGTCTATACCTACTATTATAACACAATTTTTTACAGAAGTCAATAGTTTTAGTTAACAGGAAGTAAATATAATATTTATTTACAAGAATATTATAATATTTAACAAGAATGAATTTTATCTATTGACAAAACAAGAATTTTATGTTATTTTATATATAAGTATTATTATTAATAATATTATATTTATTATTTATTATTATTAATTATTATATTTAATTAATTATTATTAAAAAAATAATTATAAAAAAAATAAATTGTATTCTAAAGTATACTCCTTGTTAAATGCTACGCAAGGCGAGGCCATGTTTAGGCACAGCGATAGGCCGAGCCCCACGTTAATATCATTTAAACTCATTTAAACACCCCTACAAGACGTTTTTCTGTAAAAGTAATACCAGCATAGCCATCTCTATAAATAATCGCGTATAAGCTCTTTAAATCGTTTCATATAAAACTACCCCCTGTCCGACATTTTTAAAAAATTATAAAATCGTAGCAGAGTGCATTACGAATTTTCCTGTCCAGCCACGTTTTCCCCCCACCCCCTCTTTTATATTAAGAGATGCTGCCATGTGTATGAAATTAAGGGAATGTACCAATTAGTACATAATCAACCACTTATGTATACCAACCAGTCACATTAATACTCATTAGTCACAAAATAGGTAGGCGGTCTGCATGCATACTAACAGAGGTAGAGATATGATGACATTCTTGTAAGGACACAAATGTCATGTGACATT